GTTCTTGGTGACCTTAGTCTTCATTGTTGGTAAAAATTTGGTGTAGTCGTGGACCCCCGACACCATAAGCGGAGACTGTTCATCATGTGGAACCTGAAGGCTGGCCGTGCAGTCGTTCGGCATTTTGGTTAGCACGTAAATATTTACACCCTAAGGCAACGTTTTGGCTCATTTAATCCACACAACCCACTGCGTTTTGCGCCCGCGTGGCGTTACAGAGGCATCGGAATTTGATAAGACAACTCCTCACGTGGGGTTGAATCAAACTTCCATCCTCTGTAAAAATCCTCTAAAACGAGTTGTTCATCAGGTAAAACTCCGAAAGCCCAGTAGAAACTGGCACGCGTCTCCGGCGGCACAGGTCCGTAAGACCGGACCATGCCTTGCTGGAGACTGCGCACCCCCCATGACTGCTCGTGAAAGTGCACCTTGTGTTCCTTGCCTGACTCAACGTAGGATCGGTAAAAATCCTGGAACACTGGCACACCACCAGTCATGGCGAGGCCCCCGGTGCCGACAGCGTTTAGCCAACCCCTGTAAATCTTCTCTGATTGGAAGCCATGTATGCACATAGTATCCTTGGCTATAGCCCACTTGGGGTGTCTAACCATCAGGTAATCATCACAATTGGGGCCAACATAAACGGGGTGAGTCTGACAAAACTCAATCTCCTCGAATTGATAACAAGGCTGTTCGACCACCATGTTGAAACCCATGGCGCGGAACCACCTGTCCAAATCTGAGGAGAAACGTGCCAAATCCTCCGCCTCCATGAAGACGACGCAGTCGTCCCCATTGTTAGCGAGTAGAGTTCGCACGCCCCTGTCGAGCGAATACTGCTTGATCATCGCACACATCAGGATACAATTGCCTAAGGAGGTGTTCATATCCCCTGACATGCGTGTGCCGTTTTTCTTGTACTTGAGACGGCCATCCTCGGTGTAACCAACACACTTGTTCACAAGCTGCCACTTGAGAAGCTTTCGCAACTCCGCACGATCTCCAGAAGGGAAACAATGCGGGTATATCGAGTGCTCCCACTTAAGGGCATCTAATGACACGTGTTGATCAAACCGGGATGCATCCAGCCCAACCGCGACTGGATGACGAAAAGACGACCATAAAGCATGCATCGCTCGCCCACTATCGGCAGCGTTCATACCTTTGAACACTGTTCGATTGCCTTCGAACAGTTCGGAAATGGAATGGAAAATAGGTTCCTCGACCGTCCGAAGAAACTTGCCAACCTCCACATTGTAGCGGGGATTGCGAGGAGATATGACCCGAGGAACGGGGTCTCTCTTCCTAGTGTAGTCTGTTTTCTCGAACTTGACAAAGACTTTAACGCCTGCGTCCCGTTGAGTCACTGATTGCAACGCCAGTGACTCAACAGCTTGTTCGTATATCACCCTCTTCCGGCCACGGAACGTCGCAGCAAAAGCGCTACGACTCAACGGGCGGGCAGACGGGAGTCTACGACGAAGAAGCTTTTCTACCTCACGCATGGAGGACTCGAAATGGCCGGGAGCGGGTTTGGGAGGTTCCACGAAGTTGCCGTCTTTGTCCTTGACAAAGAAAACGCGTTCCTTAACCGCGCGCTCCAAAGTGTTAATGTCATTGTTGAAACTCTTCAAATCCATTTTAGGCGAAATGCCGGTCACTCTCGCCGTCGACCGGACTTTAGGATCCCCAAATCTGCGCCTTACCTGCAGATCGGGGTGGTTGGGAGCCTCACTCTGGCCACAACCCACCCCAGGCACACAGACGGGGCCCCCCTATTTGCGGACGATTTCAGGCTTCCCAACACGAGACTCGTAAGCCTCAGTGTCAACAAAGCCAGCCATCGTCGCCCGCTGCAGGGGTGGCACGTACGAGAAAGGAAGTGCAATCTCAATGATTGCGTTTGCATCCTTCGCACGCAGATCCTTATGCTCACGGAGAAGATCTCGCAAAAACTTGCGCGTGACGAGATCATTCGCCTTGGACACACTACGAGCTCCGAACTCGTAGTACGCCTCATCCGCGGCACACATTGCCAACTCAGTGCGGGAGCGAGGTCTTACCCTGACCCACCCTCTCCGCGCACGTGTTTGCTCGGCGGCATTCCGAGCTGCTTCGGGGGAGACTGTCACTCCCGCCACACCCATCGCTGACAACACGGCCGCAGTGGTGGCGGCTGATGCCTTTGCATCGAACCTGTCACTCTCCCTTCGAACCGCATCGATAGCCCCGGGTAGGTCTTGCTCCAGGTTGTCAAACTGGGCAAGTGCCTTCTTGGCGAGCCGATTTCTCCTCCTTCTTTCCAACCAATTGTTAAACTTCCAAGATATAGCGCCGGCGAGTGGTGATATGATAGCGGTGGCAGCAAGTGTTTCTAAGATAATTGTAACCATGATGTGAACGTGTTGGAAATGGTCCATTAACCCATGAACCTGGGGCCATCACGGAAAGGCGCCCGACCCACTTACGGCTGGAGTTTACCGGGTCTGTTCTCTTAACGATCGCCTAACCAAAGCGGCTGCTATAATCAACTGGCAGCACAGGGATTTGACTTCGCCGATTCCGTTCGCCCACAGATGGGGTACTAGGCCGTGGGAAGAGACGAGGCGACGAGCGAATCGCCCACCTAGCTCAACATGCCCACTACGCACTAAAGACTCTGGCAGTTTACTCTGCCCGGTGTTATGCTGTGTGCACTTCAGCCACACCGTAAAGCACGGTGCGAACGCTCCCACATCAACCTTACCAAGTGGGGGGTGAAGCGCTTAAGGGTGCGCCCCCATGGTTCTCCATGAGCGAGCA